CCGCCAATGGCTATGCCATTGGCTCACTGCAGGACTATATGGGATTACCAACTGTAGGCCAAGTCACTGCAACAAAAACCGTAAGTCACTGTGCCTTTTGGCCACGTGCTTACAATCTCATATACAACGAATGGTTTCGAGACGAAAATTTACAAAATTCAGTAGTAGTAGATAAGGGCGACGGCCCAGATACAGTAACAAATTACACATTATTAAGACGTGGCAAACGTAAAGATTACTTTACATCTGCTTTACCATGGCCACAAAAGGGTACTGCAGTTACATTACCCTTAGGGAGTACTGCACCTGTTTATGGTACTGGCAAAGCTTTAGGTATTACTGATGGTACATTAGATTATGGTATGACTGGAAATGGTACTAGTCTTACTGCATCAACTTCTAACTTCGGTAATAACGTTGGTGCGGCAACCGGTGCATCTAATGCAGCTAACAAAGTATTAGGTGTTGTTACTACTGGTACTTCCGGTTTATATGCTGATTTAAGTGCAGCAACTGCAGCAACTATAAATCAATTGCGTCAATCATTCCAAATTCAAAAACTATTAGAAAGAGATGCACGTGGAGGCACACGATATACTGAAATTATTAGGTCTCACTTTGGCGTTATCAGTCCCGACGCTAGGCTTCAGCGCCCTGAGTATCTGGGTGGGGGTACAACTAGTATCAATATTAACCCCATCGCTCAAACTTCAGGAACTAACGCAAGTGGCACTACAACACCTTTGGGTACACTTGCTTCTATGGGTACTGGCCTGGCTCATAATCATGGTTTCACTCAATCATTCGTTGAACACGGCGTTATCCTTGGGATAGTAGCCGTAAGAGCAGATTTAACATATCAACAAGGTCTGCAAAAAATGTGGAGCAGATCTACACGTTACGACTTTTATTTCCCAGCTTTTGCCACTTTAGGCGAACAAGCTGTATTAAATCAGGAAATATATGTAACAGGCGACACTACCGATACAGGAGTGTTCGGATACCAAGAAAGATGGGCAGAATATAGATATTATCCATCACGTATTAGCAGTTTATTTAGATCAACTGCTGCTGGAACAATTGATGGCTGGCATTTAGCCCAGAAATTTACTGCCCTTCCAACATTAAACACTACGTTTATACAAGACACTCCACCAGTAGCTAGAACTCTTGCTGTAGGCGCAAGCGCTAATGGTCAACAATTTATATTCGATTCTTTCTTTGATGTAAAGAAAGCTCGACCAATGCCAATGTACTCTGTACCTGGCTTAATTGACCATTTCTAAAAATGTCATTTTTTAGCGGAACTAACATAGCAGGTATGATAGGCGGAGCATTAGGCTTTACAGGCCAACAAAATGTTAATCAAAAAAATTGGGATATTGCACAAGCTGCAAACGCAGCAAGTGCAGAACAAGCAGCAAAACAAATGGATTTTCAAGAGCGTATGCGGAACACGCAGTATCAAACTGCAGTGGAAGACATGAAAAAATCAGGTTTAAATCCCATGCTTGCATACTCACAAGGTGGTGCAGGCACGCCATCAGGCGCTATGGGATCTGTATCTACTGCAACAATGAAAAACGCCCTGGGCGCAGGCGTTACTGGATATCAACAAATGTCAATGAACGAAGCTGATATTGACTTAAAAAAGGCAACAACTGTAGGAACTACAGCATCAACACTAAAAACAGAAGCGGATACTATAAAAACTTCCGCTGATATAGCATATATTTTGGAAAATACAAAACTAAATGCTCAACAACAAAAAAATTTAGTTGTCCAACTGGACAAACTACAACAAGAAATAATAAATCTTCGGGCAACCGAAAAATATACATCAGCCCTTACTGGCAAAGCAGGTGCTGAAACAACCAACATTAAAGAAAACATAGCTCCGTCAGTAGACCCCTACTGGTATCGGGATATTAAGAAAAATTTTCCAACACCTACAAACGTTGAAAATTATATAAAACGAAAGTATCAACAATACAAAGGTAAAAAATGAAAAAGGTACCATTTTTACGAACACCCTATAACTACGATTTAGATGCTGCGTCAAATGAGTCGGGGTTACATTGTGAGGATGTGACCCTGACTCAGCAGCATTTCAAAGACGAATGTGATATTAATAATATCCTTCGTCAATTCAATATAACGGGACTTCTACCAGAAGCCCCTTTATCGCCTCGCTATGGCGATTTCACCGGTATCGGTGACTACCACTCTGCGCTTAATCAAGTAATCGCTGCAGAGGACGAATTTATGCGTTTACCCGCCCAAATTCGAAGCAGGTTCGAGATTGTTTAGAAAAATCTGAAAATAAAGACGAGGCCATAAAATTAGGCCTCGTAAATCCTGTAGTTCTGCCGCAAGTCGCTGAAGAACCTCAGGAAAAAACGGTCGAATAGACCGAAAGCACAGTTACCCTACTAGATGTAACTGTGCTAGGTGACACCAACCACAAAAAGGAGATAAATATGTATATGCGTCGATCATCAGTAAATAAAAAAAAGTCTGCAAGATCTTTTAGAAAACAGAGTCAAAAAACTAAATCGCCTAATATGCGATCAAGCCCCCAGCGTGGAGGCTGGAGGTTCTAATAAAACCCCCAGGCACCTCACATGCCTTGCTATTATCCAATAAGCGCATTTCAATGCGCAGACGGTTCAATCGTTTTCCACGAAAGACGATGGTTCAATACCGTCAAAACACTATCCCTAGCCTGCGGTCAATGCATTGGCTGCAGACTAGAACGATCCCGGCAATGGGCTATGCGTTGTATGCACGAAGCTCAATTACATGAAAACAACTGTTTCATAACACTCACATATGACAATACACATCTCCCAAGCGATGGCAGCTTACATTACGAAGACTTTCAACGTTTCGTTAAGCGACTTCGCAAAAAATTCGGACACACTAGAATCCGCTACTATATGGCTGGAGAATACGGCGAAAACTTCGGCCGACCCCATTTCCATGCCTGTATCTTCGGATTCGATTTTTCTGATAAAAAATTATGGAAACGATCTACCTCTGGTTCTATGCTTTATAGATCCCAAGACCTTGAAACCCTCTGGCCATTTGGTTATTCCAGCATTGGAGACGTTAACTTTGAATCAGCTGCATACGTTGCTAGATATATTATGAAGAAAGTAACAGGACATAACTCAAAAGCTCATTACACACAAACTGACACAGAAACAGGGGAAATAACTACACGTAAACCCGAATTTAACAAAATGTCATTAAAGCCTGGCATAGGCTATGACTGGTACAAAACATACAAAACAGACGTATACCCACACGATTACGTCGTAATAAAAGGTAAAAAAGTAAAACCACCCAAGTTTTACGATAAAAAATACAAAATGGACAATCCATATGAATTTGACGAAATACTTTACAAACGTGAAATAAACGGTAAACTAAATAGCGAAGACAATACGTTTGAAAGACTAAAAGTCAAAGAAATAGTCCAACAAGCAAAACTTCAACAACTTAAACGAACCCTCATATAGGAATCCTCATGAAACTAGTACTATGTTCAGTAAAAGACCGAGCAGCAGATGCTTTCGGTAGACCAATGTTTGTACCCTCCGTAGGTGTAGCAATAAGATCCTTTAGCGATGAAGTAAATCGCTCAGATCCCGAAAACCAGCTACACAACCACCCCGATGACTTCGATTTATTCGAATTTGGAGAATTCGATGATAATACAGGTCTATTTGACCTCCACGAAACTCCAAAATTACTATCATTGGGTAAACAAGTAAAAATCCAAAACTAACCGTCTAGAAAAGGGAACCTTTTCTGACGGAACAACAAAGGAAACAAAATGCACCGCAATCAATCAGTAAACGTACATCAGTTCACAATGATTCCAAAAGCGGATATTCCGCGATCAAAATTTGACTGTCAAAGTACGCATAAAACTACATTTGATGCGGGCTACCTAGTCCCCGTATACGTAGACGAAGTTCTACCCGGGGACACATTTAATCTAAACATGACGGCATTTGCCCGTCTGTCAACACCATTATTTCCAATAATGGATAATATGCACCTTGAATCTTTCTTCTTCTTTGTACCCAATAGACTTATTTGGGACAATTGGCAAAAGTTCATGGGGCAACAAACCAATCCTGGCGATTCAATCTCATATGTAATCCCTCAGCAGGTGTCACCCGCCAATGGCTATGCCATTGGCTCACTGCAGGACTATATGGGACTACCAACTGTAGGCCAAGTCACTGCAACAAAAACCGTAAGTCACTGTGCCTTTTGGCCACGTGCTTACAATCTCATATACAACGAATGGTTTCGAGACGAAAATTTACAAAATTCAGTAGTAGTAGATAAGGGCGACGGCCCAGATACAGTAACAAATTACACATTATTAAGACGTGGCAAACGTAAAGATTACTTTACATCTGCTTTACCATGGCCACAAAAGGGTACTGCAGTTACATTACCTTTAGGGAGTACTGC